TTTTACCTCTGGTTGTACTGGGCCCTACGGGTAACCCTATGGTGCGTAATTCCAAATTCAGTTCCGTCGACACGTGGTAGCACCACGTTTAGACGTTTTAAGGCAGGCGCCTGCGAGAGCGAAAACCAAATGCCGATGGCTAATACTGCGACACCTTACTGCGGTTTTAGCCATCCCCGGTTTGAAATGGCAACGGGAATGTCCTCTGAAGACACAAAACTCATACGTGATAATCATGATACCGGCTTCACAACCAAAAATGACTAAAACGTGGCAGCCCACATCTGCACCTTGTGGTAGCTCTGTTAGTGCTAATTACCTAACGCGTTGCGCGGATGCAACATTGGATAAAGGGATGGTAGCCCCTGGAATAGACCAAAACACAGTCCCTGCGGGACACATTCCACTCAACAAGCTGTTGATGAATCAGTCTATTGTTGACGCGGTGCGTAAGTACAACGTCAAGATAGCTGACGAAATAGCCTATGACTGGGAATTTGACGACGATGAACTGTTGCCATTGAACCGCATGGACAAAATGATGTCAACCGGTGGTGATAGACCGCCCATTCACATCGAACGACGTGGTCGTCTCTATTCTGTCTTGAATGGTAGGCACCGTGTCGCACGCGCCTTCTTACTGGGGGAAAAATCAGTAGCCACCGGACACGAAGATTTCATAGTTAACGGAGGTGAATCGAACCCAGGACCAAAGCGCGATAGCCCAGTGGCAGCTGCCGCTGGACAACAAACGCGTGCTCGCCTTGATCGGCCGGCTCGTCAACCCAAGCAAGAGGGTTGTGGACATGCACATGCTAACCGCAAGGTTAGTACCAAGAGTGCAGCCAGTGACAAGTCAGGTGGTAGCAAATCTGACACGTTCAGTCGCCAATCCTCAGGCGGCAAACGCGGCAAGAAAACATTGGAAGCAGCTGTTTCCAATTATCGGTTGTCGAACATCTACACGCGAGGCCTGGTCAAGTACCGGACACCAGAAGGCTTGGAGAAGTTCAACGATTGGGTGGCACTCCACATAAATGAAATTGACCCTTCATTGGCTCAAGTCTGTCATGTGTGTGGCAATGCTGACCTCATTTTGTGCGAACATAATGTGGCGGAACCAACTGTCGAGCAAGAAGTGCTTGGAATTTGCACCTGCTCCGGTTTTGAGCACCGAACATTTTTGGTCGTTCCATCTGTGGGACAGTATCAAACGCTCACTCAACTGGCCCAAGTTCGACATTGCGGTGCAGAACAACACAAACCTTGCCGGGTTTGAGAATGGTGATATTCCTGACGAGAACATCATCCCTGAACTCTACAACTATGTCAAGCTGCGTATGCAATCTAGCTACTCAGTTAATGGCAAGGAGAGCCGTCCTCTCCGACTAGAGCACTGCCGGCGTCTGGCTAGCAAGTGGCTCGAGAGTCGCAAGATGGAGAAAGCGGCTGAAGAATCAACAATCCTGACCAACAGGATCATGTTTACCACACAACGCGTATGTGATAACACCGAGAACAGTGTCATGTACGGGGAAACTGATCCTAATCAGAATTTTCTTCTAGCCCGTCTTCCTATCTTGAAAAGTTGGCCGAAACTATTGATCGGCATATTATTGTACGCTCTATACGGGCGTATTATAATGTTCGCACTCCCGCATCTCATCCTCTTTGCGAGCACGTACATCGTGCCCGGTGCTGCGGCGGGGTGGGCCAACCTTTTCATTGCGATGTGTCGTCTTTTGCTGAGTGGAAGTCAGCACGTATTTCTGGGCCTCATCATCAGTCCCTTTACATCGATAGGTGTGATAAGCTTACTTATCGCCGCTATCACGACTTTCCTCTTCTCGATAAGGCAGACACGTTAGTCTACCAAAACTGTGCCTGTAACGTTCAACGCTCTTTCGTTCACAGGTACCTAAAACAAACGCCAGACTATCAACGAGAAAATATACATCACGGATTGTTGGATCGAATCATCGTGAACCTCGCTGATAAAATAAAAGAGCAACTTGATCCCAATTTTAGCATAAAGTCTTTCATTGAACAAAAGAAAGGCCCACTACGAATGCGATATCTCAAAGCTCATAAACAAAACTTAACGTCAGGTTTCGAGGCAAAGAAGCACGGCGATATTGCTGCGTTTATCAAGAATGAGAGATACTTTGAAGAGAAAGCACCAAGGATGATCATGGGTCGGAATCCCAGATTTAATCTATTGTATGCGCAAATAATTGAACCTATAGAGAAAGCTTTCTTTAAACTGGAACAAGTTGCAAATGCATGTGATTACAAGAAATGTGGTGAAAAATTTTCAAAATTAGTTGGTCATTGGTTCTTCGAGAATGATATGTCGAAGTTTGAAGCGTCACAAAGGTTTGAGACGCTCAGATTAGAATATCTTATCTATGCTCTGGTCCTTCCAGAGCAGGCCGAACTGATCAAACAATTATTCGCAGTGAAGATGTACAAATTTGGCAAGACACAAAGCGGTATTGATTTCAAATTCAACTACTGCAGAGGGTCTGGCGATATGGACACATCTTTGGGAAATGGCATCTTGAATTATATCTCGACTGCTTATTTCCAGGCCATAAATTTCTGCCCTTTGGGGGCAAACTGCCATATAGAACATTGTGTAGAGGGTTGTTTTACTGGTAAGTTTGTTCTTAAAGGTGATGATTCATACGGAAGTATGCCTGTTGGTGCTGGTTACACTAACACATACAGATACTTTGGTTTCGATGCTAAATTGATTTTGCGGAAGAATTGGTGGGAGGTGGAATTTTGTAGTGGGCATTTTGTGCCTACTACCGATGGTGGTTTCTATTATGTGCAAAAGCTGCGCAAAATATTGACCAGCATTGAGACTTGCATAAACAAAGACATAAACGACAACGGTTGGGCGGCCCATTACTACACATCTTTGGGCCTGATGTATTCAATCCTG